AAATACTGACTGAAATTAACAAAGGTATCAAAATCTACAAATGGATCCCAGCTGTAGTATTCGCTCTCATACAGTCGATCTGGTCGGCCGCCATCTCCGCCACTGAATGACACAGCATCATTGATACCTGGATATGTGATGGCGTTCTTGATGGTATCTGTGTCAGGTACTAAACTGACCACACCTGGTTCAAGCTGATAATTGGTTCTAGTAGCATCTGGCTCGACCACATACTTGTCATTGGGATTCACGCCAGGGCCCACAGTACGGCCAATGTAACCTTGTGTTTTTTTGAACTTGGGTTCTTGTGTGAGCTGATCTAGTGTGGCAGCTAAAAATTGCTTGTTGGTATCAGTCTGAAATATTTGTGGGAGCAAATCCACTGAACGAATAGTAGCCATTAAATTACTCCGCTGCCAGGTGCAGTACGCAGGTTGGTACTGGTAAGTGCTTCAATCACTTCGATGTTTTCAATAGTTGCTGCATTGACAAACAGTTCATTTGGTGCCGAACGCACTTCGTATAGATCACCAAAATATTTCTGTGAGTTCAGTGGCACCAATACCACTGAGCTGATGATGGTTCCCAGCATGCGATGTAGATATGCTGCCAGCTCTGAGAAATAGAATGTGTCACCAAAATTCCACTTGTCAATGCTGAAATAACTGTTCATCTCTGCCACGACCGAACTCTTAATTTCGCTGGTACTGGCTGTGCTGTTGGCTGCACGGATGACCTTGATGGTTGCACGAAGCTCAGGTGATGCTTTCATTCCAAACATTGGTTTAAACATCACTGGATTCAAGATTATGTTGTCGCTGATCATTTTGTAATTCTGTAGGCCTTGGTATGCTGTGTTCAATTCATCAATGGTAGGTATATCAGGCTGTGGCACAGTTCCGGTTGTGTCTCTGATCCAATTTTGATAAGCAGTATAATAACTCTGTGGTACCACATACAGGTCAATGATGTTGGTGGTTCCTGGATCAATCCTGTTGGTCAATGGGGAATTGTGACGATACTGATAGTACAGGCTCTGACGTCCTGTTCTTGCTATCCAACCAGTCACAGCAACAAGAGTGCGTACTCCAGTGACTGAGATGCTGAGTTCATAGAATGTATCTTGGCTGTAGGCATAAAACACTTGACCTGGGGACCATTCGCTCTTGACCAGTTCAATATCATCTATGGTGGCGTAGTCTGAATTCACTCGTCCTTGCTCTACCAAGAGATAGCGTTGCAGATTGTCAAAATCCACTGTCTGCTGCAAGAATACCAGCTTCTCATTGGCATTGACTGTGGGTGCTACTATCTCTGTAAAGAAGTCTGGATTGTCGGGCACACCGTCGCTGTCAGAGTCTCGATAGCTGACCAGCACTTGGAAATCATCCACGTATCCATCACTTTCAACTGGTTGTCCAATGATGGTCATTGGAATATCTCCGGGAAGATGTGCAGTGGAATCTGGTTGTGTGTTCACTGCCAGTACGTTGATATAGTCTTTGACCACGGTTCCAGTGCGGCTGTCATAGACTTTTTGTCCGTCATAGAAGAAGAATCGTGTCTGTAGCACTGATCCAAAATTGTATTGCAGGCCGCGGAAGGTGATGGTATAGCTCTGATTCACCGTGACAAACTGTATCAACCAGCTGGCATCGGTATTCACACCGTTTTGGTTGCCGGCTAGACCGGGCACTGTTTGACTCCAAGCAGCATCTTGATCCAAGTTTGTGCTGGTGATCAGATACCACGAATATGGTGTTCCAGTCACAGATCCGTCGTTGTCATAGCCCAATCCAAAATTGCGATACAACACGATTTGCTCACTGATGGCTGTTTCCAGGGCCAATGGCAAGTCTGTCACAAACAACGGAATGATGCTGTCAACGATAGCGCCTGTGGGCACAAAATTGTTCAGTGTGACCGGGCCTGCACCGGATGGAAGATTGCCCAGGCCGCCGTTGTATCCGTCACCGACCACTTGCAATGGGCTGGCCCATATTTCCAGTCTTTCATCAGAACGAGTGGGCGATCCTTGTACCAAGCGATTGTTGCGATCAAAGTAATATCCAGTAGGTGATACGAATTTGATCAGTGCGCCTGCTGTGACAAAATAAAATGGGTTGGTTGTGCTCAACACGTTGCCCACGGGTATGGGTGTGCCACTGGGCCATGTGCTGGAGACTGTGCTGTTACGGAAGAAGCCAGTGGTCTGATTGGCCAAAGTGGTACTCTGCTGCCATGTGCTCAGTGCTGTGGTTCCTGTATTGACATTTTGTCGAGGAAAGTTTGCATAGTAGAATTGCTTTACAATAGGTGCCAGCAGTTGTGGTTGTACCTGATTGGTTATCACGTCTGCAATTTCATTCCTGGTATTCCAGGTGAATAGTATGGTGGGCAATACATTCTGTTCCCATAGGCCGCCGTCGCTGCCAAAGGTATTTGTTGAACTGTATTTGCCGGTATTGTCCACTAGATCAAGATAGCGACTGGTGCCGATACTGGCACGATTCACAGCTTTGCTTTTCAAGATGGAGTTATACTGAGTGTATGGAAACAGATTGTAATCTTCTCCATTGACCATGCGATTCTGTGTGTAATACTGTGCCGGAGCACGTTGTTTGATCTGCGCGATGGGTTCGCGTGATTGGCTGTTGCTCACCGGTTGTGTAATACCGCAGGTAAAAGTTATGGTTTCAAGATTGCCATTGCGACTGATGTAACTGATAGGCAAGCTGACCGATTGCATTTCTTCGGGATTGATGATATATTGCAATCCGTTGGATGCACGAACATAGCAGCGGAATGTGCCCACTGGGATCTCGCTGAACACGCCGTCACCAAACACCAGGGTGATCTGATCATTGGCTCTGCTGGTCACAGAGAATATAGGGCGAAGGCTGGTTCCGATCTGTTCCGCGGCAGCTGAATAGATGTTTTCCTGATATTGCCATTCGCGATTGATGTTGCCTACATTGTCCAACTGAAACAACCAACGATCCTCTTGATTGACACCGTCAATGTTGATATTCACAGTACGGTTGGCGATACGTTCAGCCAAGTTGAAGTCTTGGTTCTGTAGCACACCTTGTTTGAACATGAAGAAATAACCAGTGTTGTTGCTGTTGAATCCCAGCTGATCGTTGCGGAACAATATGTTGAACGCTTGATTGGGTTTGGGGCTGGGTTCGTAGAGATAATTTTCACCGATTGAAGTGCTGGTCATGGCTTCAAACGGCATGGTGATACCATCCACTGTGGCGGTATAAGGGATCACTGGTAGGAATCCAGGCACAAGATTGATACCATATTCGTCGGTGCGCACACCCAAGATAGTCTGACGATTGCCTGGGCGGCCCACACGTTGGGTATCAACCAAGGCTGCATTGATGATGGTGGTAAACTGCTCTTGCCAGTCAGGGTTGGTAGGATCTGCCCAATCCACTGTGACGTTGCTGAGATTGACCCCATTGTAGTCTGTGACGTTTTCTGTGGTCACAACAGAAAATACCTTGAGCAAGCCTTGTGCTTCTGTGTTGCGCTTGGCAGTATAGCTGACCAAGTTTGCCAGTTGAACCACGGAATCTCTGCGTTCGGCGGTGTCTAGATAGTTTTCTCTTGTGTTGAGATCGGTACGAAAAGCCAGTGCTTGGCCCATGAATGCCATGACATCCAGCAGTGCGATAAACTCGCTAGACTCAATGTAATCGTTGAATGTTTCGGGATAGTACAGGCGCAAGTAATCAACAAAACTTTTGCGCAGAGTTTCAAAGTCATAGCTTTGGAAGTCAGCTTCGCGATAGGTCTGGTAGATTTGTTTCCAGTCCTCTACTCCGAAGATTGCGGTTTGTCTAGTTGTTGTTGCCATTGGTTTCGACCTTTTGTGCCTTGTTGTTTATTTATGGACACAAAAAACTGCGTAGTTTATACCTAAATAAAACTAGCTCGTCGAGACACTATGTCAAAGAATATGGCCAAGCGGCTTGCGTCTGTTGAAGGAGTCACTGTGAGTTCTAACTGGATCAAGATCCCATTTTCCTGAGGAAATACCTGTATGTCCGAAATAAAAACTCTGGGATCGCCGCCGGCCACACGTTGTATCTCGGCCACTATGTTGTTTTGCAGTTCTTCGACTTGATTTTCAAACAAGAAATTCCACAGTAAAGTGCCATAGTCTGGGCGGCCCGGCAGTTCGCCTTGACGTATGTTGAATGCGTTCAAGAGGTCTTGTTTGATCAAAGGAAAGTCAGTCAAAGTGAATTTCTTGTATTGATTGATTGTGTTGAAACCTATGAATGTTTGTGCCATACAGTATTTACCGGCAAAAATCAGCTGACATTGGTGGAGATGCGTTTCTGCAATTCTTTGATTCTAGTCTGCAGACCGGACGCCCGAATGCCCAGAACACGTTGCTGTGTGTTGATAGCCGAGGTCAGTTGTATAAATTGCAGTCTCACTGGAGACGTGCCATTGCGCACTCCAAGTAATCCAACTGCACGTTCAGATATGCCTGGACTGTACGATGCCACAGCAGATTCATACAAAGCAAATGCAGGATCAATGATGGTTTTTCTTGCATTGTCAGCATAGGCTGCTGTGGCCTTCCATTCATTAGCAACACTGTCAAATTGTTGTTGAGTGATTACCTGCTGATTTTCCAATACCTGAACATTTCCTAAAAGGGTTTCAAATCGTGCATTTGAAGTTTCCAGCGCGGTGATCGCCGCTTCGAATCCGGCATTGATAGCATCACGCTTGCTGCCAGTAACAGGATCACTGTCTTGTTTAGAATAATTGGGTGGAGGTATCTTGTCATTGCCCAACACTCGAGTAGTAGCAGCAGTCACAGTTTCTCGATTGGTTGTGTTTTCTGCAGGTGTAGGAGTGACCTGTGTCTTGAAAACTTCAGGTACTTTTTCTTGTGTGAGATTCACTGAATATGCACTCATGCGAGCAGCGTCGGCATTGGTCACATTGGGGGCGATAGCCGCAGCAGCAGTTGCGGCTGATGTTGGAACTCCTGCTGCTGCTGGTGTTCCTTTGAGCCATGCCACAGCATTGGATACACTTTTAGCCGCCAACACAGACACCGCGCCCAGTGCAGGAGCACTGAGTATGCCTGTTGGAATACCCAACGATGCTGCGCCTGCCAGTCCTTTGACCATTAGATCTTGCTGTATCTGTGCCTGTGCAGGAGCATTGGCCAGCAACGCATCTGCGCTTTTGATACCTAATTTTCCTGTGAATGCAGATGCGCTTTTGAGCATGTCTTTCAACGATGCTCCTGAAGCGGCCTGCAATGCTGATGTTCCTGGTTTGAGTATGCCTGCTGTTTCCAACTGTGGCACATCAAGTCCAAATGATCCTACGCCTTTGAAATTGCTCAGCTTGTCTGCGGCCTGCCCCACTAGATTTTTTGTCTGAGCCATCAGTCCAGTCACATCTGGCGCACTGAGACTGCCAATATTGCCCAGTGCTGGAATCTGCTTGGCAAAATCAGCAGTATTGATTGCTGCCCCATTGGGTATGCCTGATATGGCTTTGTTGAGTGTGCCCACAGCAGAAGTAGCCAATGCGCTGATACTACCAGCAGCTCCGTTCAGTGATCCTTGAAGATTGCTCACTGCTGGCCCAATAGCACCAGTGAGTCCTGTAACGCCGGCAGAAAGACTGCCGCTTAACGCACCGCCCGCACTGGCAAGACTTTTTGACACACTGCCTATGATGCCAGTGGCACCAGGAATACCTGCGCCCAAGGCACCAGTGGTCCCACTCAATGCTTGCCCTACTGCGGCTTGCGCACTTTGCAAACCTGCCTGTGCCTGTGTGGCTGCACTTACTACGTCGCCGGGCTTGAGGCCAACCAAGGATCCTGTGGCTGCCTGTTTGTCAAAGATGGCCTTGGCTTGATCAAAGCTGAGACCCGGTGGGCCTTTGATTTCAAATGGCTGTCCATTGGGTAAGTTGAATGTGAATCCGGCCATGTTATCTCGCTATGATTTCTACACCAGCTGGCACTGGTTCTGCACCTGGTGGAGGGGTGGGTTTACCTGGTTCAAAACTAAACGGAGGAACATCCACACCTTTGTTGTGATATGGATATGGTTCATGAGTAGTTATCCTGCTGCAAACACTGGTCAGGTTGTCGGCCTTGGTCACCCAGCCAGTGCTGGTATCAAATTGCACATCATCAAACACAGTTTTGGTAATAGGGTTGGGTGTGGCCACACGACCAGCAGCCGGTCCATTGAGATCAATCTGATCCGCAGTCACGATCAACTCACTGCCACTGCCCCAGCTGCCTGATGCGCTGTTGATGGTCAGTGCGCCGTCGGCTTTGACGCCTATAGTAGCTTTGCTGTACATGGTTATGTCTTGTTGCGCATCCAACACCATGGTGTTCATGCTTTCCAGCTGCATGCGATTGGTGCTCTTGATCTGCACATTCCTACCGGCAAACATGTTGATGTCTCTGTCGGCATGGAAATTTATGTCTCCTGCGGTACGCATGTTGATAGAGTTTGTGGAATACACATCCACTGTGCCTTCGGCTCCAAACTCCAACCAAGTCTGCCCATTGCTATGGACGATGTAGAAAAAGTTTCCACTGTCACTCATGGTGATCTGATGACCTTTGCTGGTTCTTAGACGGAACAACTGATTGTTATCTTCTAAGTCTCCGTCATCCATGACCAAGGTGTGACCACCAACTCGACCAATAACCTGTGCTTGACCAGGGGTGATTGATCCTTCGTTGATTTTCTGACGGATGTCGTTGGGTTTCATGCCACCCTGATAGATAGGACTACCCGGTGTGCTTATACCAAACACCGCACTGGGTGTTTCTCGTTGGCTGGAACTTCTGATAGGCCCGCGTTCAGGATCATTGATCAGTCCTTGCTGGAACATCACTCCAGCAACATAGCTGTGAACAGGTTTTTGTTGGTTGAAAAATGTCGGGCTGTTAAAAACTTCATTGTTATTGACATTGATCTCAGTGACCGGTAGCAATGACGAGTTGGCAAAATACTGCTGTTGATTGGCATTCTTATCGTCAATGATATATCTAGAGCTGGCTCCAATGGCTGGCAACATGCTGCCAAGGCCTTCCTCAGGTACTGTGCCAATGTAATAACCTTGATCACGTTGTCCATTCACAAACACACACAGCACTGTGATGCCCACATCCGGAGGGGTGAACCACATGCCATAGCTGTTTTCATTTCCTGGATAGCTGCCGTAAGATCCAGTGGTTCCGCCTGCTGGCTGCGGTGGAGTTGACCCTCCAAACTGCTGCATGTAACTGACCGTGGTCCATTTGGCCGGATCTTTCTCACCATCAGGGCCACCATCGCTGAACGCTTCGATATAAACTTGCAAACGTCCCGATCGGGTTGGATCAGCAGTGGACATGACCACTCCGGTAAATGGGCCAAATTCCGCTGGTATGCCACCACGATCAAATTTATAGTTGCGTGATTTTCCTCTACTGCGTGGATTGTTCTGTGCCATTATGGGTCTCTACGTGTGAGTTGAAGTGCTACATTCTGGGCACCTGCTTGTAATTCATTCAATGTTATTCTTCCTTCAGGTAACACATTTGGTGGGCGCAGGCCAAATCCATACCCGCCAGCAGCACCAACTGTTTGCCCATTACTAGTTACCGCCTGTGCCGGTTGGGCAGGAACTATGTTGGGTACAGAATTGCCAGCAGATTGCGCTGCTGCAACCTCAGGAGAATCCGGAGAACCATTTTGCGTGGTGGCGGTAACTGATGGCGCCAACACAGTTCCTGAGACCCCAGCAGCAGCCGATGTCAATGTTGGATTGTTTGCACCAGTGCCGAACCCAACAAGACTGCCTACGATGT